TTATTCATTTCTACGTAAACATTCCTCATACCATCCTGCTTGAAAATCTTCAATTGCTTGGCGTTTAAAGAAACTTGTCTTAAATACTTTGGCAGCATAAGCTGAGCTAATTAAGTCTTGATAAAGCTGCTTGGCTTCTTCATCTGCCAGCCCATCAGCAATTTGTTGTAAATCTTGTGCTGGTACTTTTTGCTGCCGTGCTTCCATCACGTTATAAGCGACCTTTTTTACGATATTACAAATATCTGGGTCAGCTGTACTTTCATTAGCATAACAACCGGTGGCAATAAAACTTAATAATAATATTTTAAATTTCATATCCCTATCCTATTATTATTCATCTTCCGTTCTTAAAAAAGTAATAGATGAGAAGACCTATTCCTTTCAAAATGTTCATGCGGGATTAATTACATAAAAATAAATGATCATGACCACAAGCAAGATGGAAGCAAGTGTTAAATAGGTGCCGACTGTATTAAAACTCTGTAAAAATTTTAAGATCTGCATTTCAAATCCAGAGAAAAGTTTAAGTAATTAACAGAAGAAATTTAGCACAACTAAATAATGCCAATCAATTCACACTTTTAAATTTTTATCGTGATTTAATTCAAATATTATTCATTACATTTTATCCCCAAAGTCCCTTTATAGTAGTCAGTTGCACTTTTCAAATCTGACAATAATTTTTCTTCAGTATACGGTTTTGGTGAAACTTTTATTAATGCAGGCATGTATTGTTTTTTATACACATCAGGATAGTCATGACATAAAATTTTAACTTTAACTTCTTGAGGGGTATTTGGATTATCTAACTGATCTAAAAATTCACCAATTTTTCGGTCCGACTCTTCAAATTGAGCTTTATAATCCATTTGAGGTGCCTCAGATTCAGCCTGTTTCGTACATGCACTCAGCAATGCCACACATAACATCATTGTTAAAATTTTTAACTTCATAGGTTTCACATTTTCATATTCATCCTTAAATATACTTATCCTGATTAAATGTAAATAAATACTGTAAATACGTAAAAAAGAAAAAATTATATGTAGATAGCTTGATGCGCGACGAGATAAATTCGGCTTTTTTTTGAGATAATTACCTTCCTATCTCGTTGCACATTATGCAAAATAATTTCAAATATTAAACACTAGCAACTCGTGCAAATCCATCTTTTCCGTTACTACCTACGATATCTGAATCATAGCCACCTTTCTGTCCACCAGCACCACCACGACCAACAACCAGAGTGATTGTTTGATTTGTTGTACTATTATTAGTGTATTGAGCCACAAGAACAGAGCCTGATGCACCGCCACCACCAAATGACCAACCTTCATCTCCAATTCCCATAGCACCATCACCACCTTTACCAAATAGAGCAATAGGACTTACAGATGCACCACCTGTGTGGTCTTCCTTGGTTGCATTGCCTACTTTACCTTGAGTGATTGTCGTTGAGTCAAATGCACCAATAATGTCTACAGCACCAACAGCACCAGCTTGCCCATTATCATAAGCTGAACCGTTACTCCATACGCCTTGGGTGCCACCACCGCCACCGTGAACAACAGCAATGTTTTCCCCGTTAACTTTAAGCAATAGATCAGCACCAGCTTGCCCATTGCTTAAAGGATATGAAGAGTTATTAGATCGACGTGATGCACCACCGCCACCTCCAGCACCGATCAGTGTAAAGAGCTTCGTTTCACCCGGTTGTAGAACGAAACTATATAAACCAGCCGGATAATCGCCATCAACAGTTGTACTATTAGGATTCTTATGTTGGAGTACTTGGAAACTTACCTGACCAGAATAACCAATACGGTTTGTACCTGAACGATTATAAATCTTTGGTTTAAAGCTATTTATATCACGGTCAAATGAAGGTGCTTCATTGGCTGCTTCAGGGCTTAAAAATATACCAATATTACGATCTGTTAGATTATAGATGTCAGGTGCTTTAATCTTGTCATTATCAGCAATCCAGCCATCTGTACCACCAATCATCGTTACCGTACCGCCACCTTCGCCGCCATTGTAATAAAACACACCTGAAGCAAGGATTCTTGGATATGAAACATAATTGAGTAATGCAGTAATCTGAGCTTGTAGCTCATTACGTGCGTTTTTATTAAAGGCAGCTTCAGCAGCAAAGCGAGCTTCAATTGCTGCTGCGAGGTTTTCTAGGTCTGGATAAGTTGCTAATAATTCATAGAGCTGCTGTCGATTATTTGGGTTTAAAACAACTCCATGCTTCTCAAGTACGTTTGCAATCTCTTCCTGAACCATATTGCACCATTCAGGTGTGAGATAAGTTGCATCTTGTCCGGGAACATCTTCATTTGAATGGAAACCTTTTTTTCCTGTACCAAACATGTCAGGTCGCGCATTTACACTATCGATCCGCTTCATGATTGCTCCTTAATGTCATAACGTAAATAAGCTGGTAAGTAGTTTTGAATGATGCATGCCATATCAGCTTGCACCGGGGCTTTTAAGATCAATTTGACTTTGAACCGCAGGTTTTCTGTGTTGATTGGTGAGTTGCATGAAGCTATACATTGCATTGGTCTGTAGCGTATTAAATCAACTAACTTAATGCTAAATAAGCCAAGTAAGCCCTCAAGATAAGTACGGTTTAAAACATTCTTTGTCTGTTGAATCCATTGGATTATCTGAAGACGTTCTTCAATTGTTTTGGTTTTATTCACAGTACATTTCAGCGGTAGACCTAGAGCCGCTTCATATTCACTTAATAATTCTTCTGGAATCTTCTCTAACGTGGTCAAAATACGTTTTGCATCAACATCAGCTTGTGCAAGTACTCTTGCATGAGCGTATACATCTTTTGCGACAACACTTTTGGGTGAAGTGTCATAGCCGCCTGCTGGCAGTAATTGACGAAGTACTGAAGCATAAAGCTCTACTGTTTGCTCAAAGGTCATAACATAGTCACCGTTAAAGTACCGATCCGGAGCCAACCAGTCACAAACACATTTAAAGTAGGTGCCTGATTTGTTGCTGGTGTAAGCTGAACATCTGTCACACCCGGCAATGCTCTAATTTGACTAACAAGAGTAGAAGCAACAAAAGTTTCTCCCGGCTTTAACAATCCAACATAGTCACGAATGACTTTTTCAACATCAGTTTGACTCACACTACCTGTTACCAGTGCAGTGATATTCAAATACTCTTTTGTTGGTGCATAAGCTCTTACGTCACCCCAAAAACCTGAATATTCTTCTAAAGCCGTTTGTACTAAAGCTAAAATTGCAGAGCTTGGGGAGTTAGGGGGATTACCAGCTGCTGTGATTGCAACATCTAAAGAACCAAGGCCACGACGTTTCGGAAAAATAAAAACATCAGCCACACCCGGTACATCTTTTACGATACGTCGAAGATCAGCTTCACGATCACGAATAAGACCTAAAGCCTCTTTATCCATCATACGCTGACGCCAAGCTTCAACGTCTTCAGCATCAACACCCGCAGATATTTCAATAACATCCACTTGTGCTGCAACACCCGGTAATGGACTAACCCAAAGCAGCTGCTCACCATCGAAATTCCAGCTCACACCTTCAAACTCAGCAATAACTTGGATTTCTTTAGGCTTATTTGCGGTAAATGTCTCTTTATACAAAGTTAACCAGTAATGACCTTTACCATCCGTGACTTTTGTTCCAGCTGGAATAGTGACCGCAGTGTTTGATGTTGCTTTGACTCGTCCTGAAGCCTTAGAGCCACCATTACGCGGACATTCCAAGCGTTTTGCATGTATATAAAGGAAAGGCTCATCAGCTGTAGCAACAAATAGCTGTTTTTGAATATAACTTTGATGATGATAAAGGCCCTCAACTACAGCAGCTTCACCATCTGCGCGAATGGCTGCATCATCTTCATCATCTAGAGTTAATCCAGTTAAATTTTGGATTTCCTGAATAATGTCAGAGCGTAATTGGTCAAATGTCTTGATCGGATATGCCATTGTTTAGCCTCCAACCTTAACAAAATAAAGGATTGTTTGTTTCTGACCAGATAGCTGTGTAACTTCAATATTTAGGTCCACCTGACTTTTAACTGTCTGAATAGCATTTACCAAAATTGAAGCAAATCGATTTGGCACCAAGCCTTCTAAGGCTTCTTCAGCATATTGCTTAACTGTTTGAATTGTACGGGTTACATCTTTTGAACGTCTCAAAGTATAAAAACGGCTACCAATCTTAGGATTTGCCCAATACTTATTGCGGTGGATATTTAAACGCTGACAAATTGCTTGTACCTCATTTTTACTGAAGGCAGCATCTAGGCTCATCAACACATAATCTTTCGTTTTTAAATCAATATTCGCCATGATTCACCTACATTTGTGGAAGTGGAGTTGGTGTATTACCGTTTTTGTGTTGGTTATAAATGTCACGCATTTCCTGCATTGAGCCTTTCTGATCAAAGACATTGCCATTCACATGCAAATTGCCCTCATCAATAAAAAGGTCACCAGCAGTGATATGCGTACCATCTTCTTTAAGCAAAAGGCTGTGCCCGAACTGGTCATAAACTACTGTTTCACCTTCACCTACGTTGACGACAACAGCTCCACCAGTCGTTGCAATAACAATTGAACGTGATGTTTTTCCATGCAATGGAATAACTACAACGCGTGCACCTTCAGGAATGTGTGAGTTAAAGCCGACTTGCTGAAAAAGCTCTACTTCTTGCAAGGTTTCATCAGCAAAGCCCTTTAACTGCAATACTTTTGAACCACCACGTGCGACCAGGGCGAACAGTGGTTGTCGGATTTGTTTCATTGCCTTATTTATCTGGGCTGCTACAGCTTTCATCATGATTTTTTCTCCTTCAGTACCAATGGATTTGCCCAATCGCCTTGACGCTTCAGAAGAAGTTTTGTTGTTTTGCCATTCTTACGGTCAAGCTGAAACGTGCGACCATACACAGCCCATTTGGCTGTCGCTCTTGATAAAACATTGGTTTCTAAATTGATGTACCAGCCTGTTGACCATAGCTTTCCGTCGATCATCCAGCCTGAAACCGTTGCGGTTAGTGTGTGTGCTTCAAGATCATTGTCTTTTTTGATTTTTTCTAATGCTGCATTTGCTTCAGCTTCAGTTTCCACATCGCCCAAAGTGACCATTTTCAAGCGGTTATAGGCATACTGTGTTTGAGCTGTGGTTTCAGATAATATTGAGTTTGCGTTGCCGTCTTGGCTCAAAACCTTGATATGACTAAAGACATTAGAAACATCGTTGTCATACTGAAGACTTAAAACGTTATTGCTGTTGTTTAAAGGACGCATCAGGCGCAATGGGGTTTGCACATGATATGGGTTTGCAAAAGGGTCACCGATTTGTAAAGTCCCATCTGGATCAAGCCAGACATGTTGTCCAGTGATTTGTGCTGCCTTGGTCAATGAATCCCATAGTGATTCACCCGGCTCAACAGAGACTTTATTCTTTAACCATGCATTATCCTGAATACGAACATCTTGAAACAGTGAACCTAAGTCACCGCCTAATACATAGCGACCTACCAACTCTTCAAGTGTGATCTGGCGGCCATTAAAAATAGGCACAGAACAATCAATTAATTGTCCAACGAGGTCACGGCCAGAAACTTGCAGGCCATAGCCCTCACGGCTTACAGCTTCAGAAATACGATCTGCAACAGCAGTTAAAATGAGTTGATTAGAATAATAAGCTTGTACTTTTGCACCACCTTTAATGGCAGGATTTAAGGCTTGCCCACCAGTTTCAAATAGCGTAAAGCTCCAGTTTTCTGCTGGTGTATCAATCTGACTGTCAATTTCAACCTGATCCCAGCCTTTAGCTTCAAGGCCAGCAATCACTAGGCGAATTTCATTACCCTGATTATCTTGCATAGATGGTTAGCTCCATGCCAACCTGCAATGCAGCAGGGTTAATCAAATCAGGGTTTAAACGACGAATTTCTTCTGCACGACGCATATCACCATATAAATAGTGTGCTAACCAATGCAGGGTGCAAGGCACTGGTACTTGTGTTTTAGTGATGGGTGGACGTGTTTCAATGAGTTCTTGGATTTGATCCTGAATCTGGGCAGCAACGTCTTTATAGACCTGAATTTGTGTGATGCTTTCAAAGGTATTAATAGCTCGTTCTTCACGGATAGCTTGCTGAAGTACTTCTCGTGTTTTTTTTCGTACAAGAGCCAAATCAACTGGGGTAAAGCTGATTTCTTGGTTGTTTGCCATTTCTGTACGTGTAGTTGCAACAACTTGCTGTGCAATAGCCACTTGACTAGCAGCAAGTGTTGAGCGCCAAACTCGTTGTAACTCCGGAGAGGTATCATCATTTTGAAAAAGGTTTTCAAAACGCTCAACTCGATGAACAACATCACGCCATTTCGATAAAGCTGAAATATTGGTATCAAAGGTCACAAGCTTGGTGACGTCATCAACCAACCCAACAATCCAATCGGCAGGTGATAAAACATCCTCAATTGCTTGTTTTGCAACACCTAAATAATTACGTGCCTGATCGATACCGTTGCGAATCGTATTAACTGTATTAAATAACTTATCAGTGTCGCCAATTTTGAGTTTTTCTAGCGCACTTTCCAATGCTGAAGCTGGAGCATCAATAATTGTTGTGGTAGCAATTTTCTCAGGCGTAGCAACAGGTACAAACAGCTCACGTTTTTCAGCTTTTGCCTTGATAAACTCAATGGACATCGTACAGAAGTCAGGTGTTGTTGCCTCATGATCAATTTCATGATTAACAACTTGAACTTGCTGTACACCAAAGACAGGATGTATGAGTTCACCCGGACCAGTCGCACTTAATGCTGCTTCTAAAGCATTAACCCAAGTTAAATAGTCAGGCCCAGTAAAAACTGCTTGTATTGAAATTCGACGTGGGTCACTTCCCATATCTTCAATTTCAGCTTCATCTGAATATGGAGCCTGCTTGATAGCTAGAGTTTTAGGCGCAGTATCTTTGGTGGATGTGCATTCAAACTGCACACCACGAAAACTTGCATCTTGTAAATCTGTATCCCAGCCCATGAAAAAATAACCTCACTATTGTGAGGTTATGATGTGAAATACCAGACTTTTATATCAGGCGGAAACGCTTCCGCTTAATTTAGTGCCTTAGTGCCGTTGTAGGTAAAAAGGAACATTTGAAGCACCGTGGCGTTTTTCTTCAGCAGCTGCATTTTCAGAAATCGCTCCCAATAGACCACCACTAAAATTAATAGTTTTGTTTTGCCCGGTGACATTAATTAATGTATTGATCTTATTGATCATCTCTTGACTCAATTGATTTTGCTTCTGTTGTTCAGCAATTAATTGGCTACTTTTTTCTTCAGCTGAAGCTTGCTGGGCTTTGCTTTGCTCAATGGCTTGTTGAACAAAGTCAGGACGTTCACCTCCTGAACCAATACCAACTTTTGCTAAGAGATCACTGACCATACTGTATCCAGCATCATCAATAGGTTTAAAAATTTGATACCCCGTATAAGCTGCTCCAACAAGACCAGCTATTTTCGCTGCATTTGAAGCCTTAGATGCTAAACCACCAGTGGTTGAGGGCAAATCTGGAGTCTTAATACCTCCCATAGTTTTAAGCGTGAAAGCCGCAGCACCAGCTGCTAATGCAAGACCTCCAACTGCCACAGCTGCACCATAAGTTACACCAGCTAAGTTTTCATTTTCTGCTGCACTTTTAGTAATTGTGTCTTTTAAACCGCCTAAAGACTCCGAAATAGCATCATAAGCTTTGGATTGAGCAAACAATTTTTCCTGATTCATTGCCTGATCTTTAGCCCATTCTGTTCTGCTTACCATATCAAAATCAGCCGCTACTGTTCCCGATGCATTGGGTAACTGCTTTCTTAAATCGTTTAACGTGTCTTTGTTATAAACAACACTTAAAGCAGCCATAAGTGCTTGACGATCTGCAATGATATTGCCGATTTCTGAACCCATAGCGATGTTACTCATATCTTCCAAAGCAGCTTTGCGTGTTACTGAGTTGGAAGACGCAGCCTGTTTCTGAAGCTTTGTATATTGGGCATTTCCTGCAAGCTGTCTCTCCAATAATTTTACAAAAGCTTCAACGCCATAGACTCCTTGTTCACGTTGTTGAATAGCATATGTATTCCAGTCAAAGACCTGTTTTGGCTTTTTCTTACCATCCGATTTTGTAGGATCACCTGATTGTGCAATAACTGCATCACTAATAGATTTACTAAATTCACGGCTTGATAACTTTGCAAGCAAGTTGACTACATTGTTACCAGCTTCATCGGCAGTACCTGCTGTTTTCATTGCAACCTGATTCATCGCAACAAGCTCAACTAAGCCTTTTTCACCGCTATAACCTACAGCACTGGCAGCAGCCATTTGTTGTGCTAGCCATTTGGACATATCTTTATATTCAAAACTGCCAAGCTGACCACCACGTACCGCTATATCATGTCCGCGTTGCAAATCAGTGATACCAAAGTCTTGCATACGTGTAGTGAGCGTAGCAGCATCCGTTGCCATCGCGCCCGTTGCAAAAGCTGTTTTAACTGCGGTATTCAATGCTGGAGCAACATTATTGAGTTCGTATTTACCTGACGCAATCAAGGTGTTTGCTGCTTCAGCTGCGTCTTCGCGCGTTCCACCGCCACCTCGGACAGCCGCTTTAATGTATTCATTTAACTGGCCCCGCGCAGCAAGTCGTGCTTCAGGTGCCATACCTTGACCACCAGTGGCAGTAGCAGCAATGTAGGTTAGTTGTTGATCATAATCACGTGGCTTCTGTAAAGCATTAGAAAAGTACATGCCACCAGCAATAGCACCGCCTGTAACAGCAGTACCTTTCTGCCAAAGTGACATAGTCTGTTGGGTTGATTGATGAGTACGTTTGCTTGATTGTTCAACCTGTTTTGTCCAGTTCGCCAACTGTTGAGCTGAACCCACCTGTTGTTTTAATAAGGCACCTTGCTGACGTAGAACACCTTCAAGCAACTTATTGGTACGTAATAATTGATCCCCAGCACGGGCAGTATTCAAAGTCTCCCGTGTACCAGCTCTTACAGTATTAACAAATTTGGCTTGAGCAGAACCAATCTGGGTCCATTGCGTATTGATTTTAGTCGTGGCCTGAACTTGCTGATCAGAGATGCGCTTCATCTCTTGTGCAGCTTGTTGACCCCGAATCTGCAATGTAAGAGAAACAGTAGAATTGCTTCCGCTCATAGTTTAGCCCTTTAATTTTGAATGTTTACGAACACTGGTCACATATGTTTTTGTCACTGTAGAGCTGTTCCCATTTGTTTGAGTATGGGTTGTGACGGATGATTTTGGTGGCGCTTGTGGTGTTTCTGAAGGTACAGATTCCACTTGACGAGGTAAAGGCCGCGTAGCACCAAGGAAAGCCATTGCAATATGCAGAGGCAAATTAATTGCATCTGCATATGGGATACCAATGGCCATTAATGCTCTAATTAACTGAACGCGCCCAATTAATTCGCGGCTTTGACCTTTGCTTCCAATTCTGCTTTTTTCTCATTGAAATGGATGAGATTGAACGATGAAGTTTGGGCAATATCTTCATATGTAGGTTCATATTGATTACCAGCCTCATCAACTAACTTAAGCATCGCGACAATATCTGAAATAGCAATGTATTGCAGACCAGTAATCTTCGCTTGAGCTTCAACGTATTCAAGGGCGGTTAATGAAGACATCACGTATTTCGTGCATTTGATTGTTTTCTTTGCCTGTTTAAGTTCAATGGCTACAGGCAAATTACCATCTACAAAAATTCTTTCCATTTTACACTGTCTCATCAAGATAATCTAAGCAGAACATTTCTATGTCACGCATGGTTTCACCATCCACGTTGTATGACTTACTCACTGTTTGTACATTACAGTCAATAAACGTTTCGCGGTATTTGCCATCCGGTGATTCAACAGAAAGACGTCCATCTTCAACAGCCAACCAATTGACTGTATCTTTACCATCCGGAATTACAACTGAGGCCGTCAACTGATAGGTTGTGATTCCTTTTGATTTATACTTCACCCGTTGTTTACGGTTCATTGTTGGGACTGGGCGATTGCCCGTAGTAATTGATGATGTAAAACGAGCAACGTCATAATCCAGCCCGTTAAAGCTCATGACGATTGCACCAACTGCATCTTCAGACATTGTTCAACACTCTTTTTTAAGATGGCCCATTGTCTAATGCATATAAAAATAAAATCAGGCGGAAGGACTTCCGCTCAATATAAAAAAAGACCGCTTATTGCGGCCTTTTTAAGTCGAGAGGATAATTAGTAAATATCCAAAGTGGTTGCAATAACATGCATGCCACGCACCCAGTAGGTAGGGATTTTGACATTTACTCGATATTGATCATGTGTATCTGGAGTCACAATGACCTCATCTAAATTATCGCGAACGTTTTCTAGAATTTCAGCATCTTCAAGCTGAATTAATCGCCGAGCAATAATAGATTTAATATTACGACGTTGTGCTGCTGTATTTTTACGACGTCGTTCTTTCTTGAGATCCTGACGCACAACTTTACGAGTATAGTCCACTACCAATACGCCATTAATATCAAGCATCAGATCATCAGATTCCCCTGAATCAGGGTTCATACGATAAGTCGAAATGGCACGAACAATTTCCGGTTTACCGTCTGCACCCGTTTCGATCATACATACACCTTTTTTCATCGCTGCTTCCATACGTTCAAAGGTTAGCTTGAACTCATCAGCAACAGGTGTAAGACCACCTAGATTGACACCATTGAATGGCAATGCCGGGTCGTTAGAATCGGCTAACGCAGCAGCCATTGCCGCGGCAAGTTCAGGCTCTTGACCTGTGGCACCGTTATAACAAACAACTAAAACACGGTAATTAGTTTTTACTGGGGCTTGTTCAGCAAAAGCTTCAGCTGCTTCAATATCTGAAAAAGGTACAACTAGAATTGCTGGACGTTGCTCAATTGAGTCGCTGACAGATGTTAAATGGTCGATCCATGCATTTGTATCGGCACCTGCAGCTGGTGGAGCTGACACGGCAATGATTGTATGGCCTAAAGGTGCGATGGTATCGAGGGTTGTTTGAATAGTCATAGTGCTTCTCCAGATACTTGTTGCATACCAGAATTTGGTTCAATTCGTGGTCGCTCAGACTCATATTGCTCTTCAGAAATAAACTCAACTTTATGAATAGTTACCAATTGATTTGATTCAGTTAACTCACCATAAATGATAACTGCATTGGTGCTTTTATTAATGACTTTAAAATATTGACCATCAGCCATTGTGTAAGTTTTAACGTCCATTAAGCTAGACCTCCATCAATAATCGTCCAACCTGCACCAGTTAACCCGCTTACAGCATCTTTACTCGCTGCTGAACGCTTTACAGAAGCAAGTACGACACGCGGGCTTGTACCATTTGCCCATTCGTTTCGTCGCGTTGTGCCGACATCGAGCCACAGTGCATTCAAATATTTATCATAGTTTTCGGTAGACCAATTTGGAGCTACTGATACACCTTCAATATTCGCATTAACGTTAAACTTGGCTGGCCACGAAGATAAATCTTGGTTAAAAGATGTTGCAGCGGTCAAAAATCCCATGAAGTTTGACACATTTCGAATATCCCAATCATTGATCGGTTGATTGAAAGATGATGCATACCAAAACATGAATGCCATAGAGGCCACAGAACGAAAGCTGCCCGTGATCGTGCTATTGAATACAGTGTTTCCTGAGAACCATCCCGAAGCATCTGTCAGATTTGGTGCATTGAATTTTATAGGGCTGTTCATCTTAGAATCAGCAAACAAGTAATATGCTTCTGTTAACAGCGGCATGTTCCCGAAATCAATAGGTTGATTGAATGAGCTTGCTCCGCTCAAAAAGGTATTGAGCAACACTGCTTTGCCAAAATTGAAATTGATGGGTTGGTTAAATTTCGATGCGGCCACGAACATCCCAGAGAAATTATCGCACTCTGACGTATCGATATTAATTTTAGAGTTAAATGAGGAGGCCCCTTCTAAGAAAGAACTCATAGATTTGGGCTTTGCCCCCCTTATGGTGATATCTTTATTGAATTTCTTCGCATTGAGAAGAAAGGCGTTCATCCATTGGATCTTCGGTGCATACCAATTAATTTCTCGATCAAAGTTTATTGCTTCTGCAAAAGTAAAACCTGCATCAATCACCTCTGAAACATCCCATGAGTTGACACGCTGATTAAAACTTCCACTAGAGATGCAAATACCATTAATAGATACGACATCTTCCGCGTGCAGACCTAGCGAATAGTCCGCAATTGCGCCATAAAAAGCACTGCCGTCATCACTACTTACGCCCATGATACGATCTTTATCTTTCCATGCTAAGTACGCAAATTCACGTCTTTCATCGAGTTTTAAAAAGATATCCCTAACTGTACCGAGAACGACCTCTGTCACTGGAGTTGTTACACCTTGCGAAGGACAAGTAATTGTGCCGCCAACGACTTTAAACTCTTTAGTATTGTCATTGCGAAACTTAAAAATATCCCCATTCTCGACATCATAATTGCGGACAATGCGTACGCTGCTAATATAGCCTTTCGGCGGGAAAACATTAATTGATTGATCGACTGGATTTGTCGATTTAAACACTGTGCATGACATGATTGATTGCTCCTGCGCTTAAGCTGTGTAATTGAAATACGTATCTAAAAATGCAATACGCTTTTTTGTCCACGTCAAAATTTGTTCTAAGCTCGTGATGTTCAAAGAAGGACGGACGGGCCAACGGGCCAACTCTAGCTCAACAACGCTGATCGAAAATTTTGAAAAAAGATCAGTCGATAGGTTATAGATGTTCTCAACTGAAATGATTTTCTGATCGCGCAATTGCTTATATCGTGCCTCGATGTCTGTGTTATATGTGGCTTTGACTTTGCGCCAGAACGAGCTTGAACTATTCCAAACAAGTTGTGAGCCTGTTGTATCGTCGTATACGACAGCACCAGTCCACTCAAGGCCGAAGACGGTATCCATGTCATAAGGCATAAACATGAATTTTTTTCCATCGTAGCTAATAAACTGGAAATTTTTCGCTGAGTTTTGGCTTACAACGTCTCTACATTTCACAAACTCAGCAAAGATCATGAAATCAATCGCGTTTTGCTTATCAAGATAATTATCCGCTTGTGCTGTAAAGTTCGCATCGCTGAGCTGTGCAAATGCGTTCCAGTTAGAAATTGCGGTCCATGTATCAGCGGTAGGTGTACTCGGCGCTTTCATTTCATAAAGCGTCGGATTTGTGACTTCAAGATTTGTGATGTCGTTCCATCCGTCCATTCCGATATGGATTTCTTTCGGCTTGTTTTTTGAGATATTGTAGTTACTGCGTTTCTTCGCAGTTCCGAACGAACCAATGCCGTAGAACTCATCATTGATATACAGCAAGGCTGAATATAAACGCGGTACACCATTTGCTCCGCTTTGTAATGCGCTTTTCCCTGTTTTGCCAATATATGGTTTTTCGGTTTCTAGACGTGGATAACCTGTTCTTGACGCTGTAAATTGTTCCCACAATCGGTAACACATTGCGTTACGGATGTTGGTGTGATCAATCCAGTTCGACTTGAACACGAGTTCGTCGTGTGGCAATAGATCGCCGATTTTGACGTCCAGCGCTTTTGTTAGAGCTTGATCTGAAAAGAATGCGATATTCCAATTCTTTTTCGCATACGATGCACTCGATGCGCCTTGCACTTCAAGCTTCACAAAGCAACTGAATGACTGGCCGTCAAAATGAAATTCGCCCTTGCCAGATACGGTCGTCCCCTTGGCATCAGGCAAATTCGGCAAATCCGTTAGATAAATTTGGATGATAGACTCTGGCGCTTTAACTGCGATTTGCTTAAGTGCGGTCACAGCTTGCGCTTTGTTTTTAAACTTCTTCAATTCATTGATTTCATTTAAAACATCGACACCGTTGAAGACCCAATTGCCGAACTTATCGACGTAACCTAATAAATTCTTTTCAGCATCTTCAAATCGAATCAGTTTTGAGTCATCTGACTGCTTTGACAGTTTTTTCAAATACTCAAGTGCATCAACAGCATTGTGAAGCCCATCGATCTGACCAGAGCGCAGCATGCCGTTTTTTGTTAATCGCAGGACAATATTTCCGTCGCTATCTTCAAACGTATATAAATCACTGGAATTACTTGTCGCAAGCAGCTTTAACAGTACGCTGATATTGTTCAGATTCAGTTCATCGACAAACTTTTGTAGTTCTTTGATGTCTTCCTGATTTGTGAGCAAGATTGAACGTTTAGTATCTTCATCATACGAGACAAGCTGGCCCTTTTTATTCAGTGCAAGTACGACATTTCCAGAACTGTCTTTGAACTCAAAGATGTTTTCAGAGTCAGAGGATAGAACGAATTTACCAATTAAATTCTCGACTGAAACATCAATATTATTTTCAAGTTTCTTGATTTCAGTATCGGTATAAGACTTTGAATTTGATTCTGCTTGAGCCATTTTAGACTTGATTAAACCAAGTACATTATTCTCAAGCTTTAGAAAATCATTGCCATCAAAGTGATACTCTCCATTGATATCGTTGATGTCAGGATTATTATCTGGATCATCAACGACAGTAACAATAGAGTTAACTGGTATATTTGAAACGTCTAAAAGCATTAAAGCTTTGGTTCGATAAGCTTTGTATACTCCATTTTTCTGGAAGAGATAAACGGAATATTCCATACGTTCAATGCGCTCATTTTGAGCATCATCACGCATTTGACTTGCCTGACTCACCTCTGCAACAGAAGTAGGTGTTGCAAAATCAGCTACATCTTTTAATGCAGCAGAACCAAGCTCAGATTTAACAAAATCTGAAATTTGACCAATATCAGCTTGTTTTGTTTCTTCATCTTGGACTACCGGAATAACATCACCACGTGAAACGCTAGAAGTTTTTTCCAATTCACTGATTTTAGTACCAGGCACTTCAATCATGAGTTGAGCCATATATTACTCCTTATGGTTCAATTAAAGCACCGTCTTCAGCTAACACAGCGTCACCCGATTCGGTATGTAATGCTTTCTGTGTCCGAACACCATCAACGGCAAGAGCAATTGCCTGAGCATTAACAAGGCGGTTTGTCTTTACAGCAGCTTTGATCATGCGACCAGCTTGTGAATTTTTTCCGAATTTAGAATCAGCTCCAGCTGTGTCATAAACATCAACTGGGGTAAATTGACCGGACAAAACATCTAGCGTCACAAAAAGTACTTTTTGCTCATTGGCTGGAAGCCCTGTGCGGAGGGTATTGATATTGACGTCTGTATAAACGCCGGGTGTTTTAATACCAGCAGGAATACTCATTATTTATTTTCCTTCAGTTCAACCAGATCAGATGCGTCAGTAACGTCATCACCCGGATTGAAGCAATAATCGACATTGATTCGGTGGATTTCACCGATAGATTCATCAGCCTCTTCACGGTCACGATCTGAAGCAGTAATGGTGTATTGGGTAGTAAAGTCTTGAGATAGGACACTGATGGACTGGCTGGCCGTTTTGGTGTTGAAGATAGTTTTTGCACGACCAAGTTCTAGTGGGGCTAGACCAGTTACGCCAACAGAAGACAAGTCATTGCCAATCAAAAGCTGTTGCACATGGGCTAACATTTTGTATGTACCAATGTCACTTGCAGCACCGTGGCGACGCGCTTCTTCATTACGTACAGAACGAGCACCAACTAAAACAACAAATTTCAAAGGAAATTCTGTTTTGTTATGAGCAATCTTCTTGGGTGTACCAGAACTCTCAAAAGTCACCCAAATAGCTGGAAATGCCTTGATAATAGTGGTCAAGCCATCATCAAACTCACCGCCATAAGTTTTGATTTCACGAACCCAAGTCCATTTTTTGTCATTGACTTGTTTAGCCATGACGTCTTTGATGCCTTGTTCAACAACACTTAAATCAATCACCAGCCTTTACCTCCAAAGTCATGCCGTCCAACGGAAAACATCACATTATTGGATGAGGTCTTTACAGGTTCAGATTCACCAGCTGGTGTTCCACCTACGCCAACAATACCTTTTGAAATATCTTTCAATTTCTTAATTGCATCGTCATACCGGGTGCGAATTGGGTCATCATCCGTCATTGCACCAGTGCAAGCATGGTAACGAGCGATATGACAAGCTAGGCTTTCAAGAAATGGAGGGACAGTTTGCAACGGCAGCTTATAGCGCCCCATCAGATAACCATCAATCTCCGAGTTCGCTTCCTGCAATGCTGCATTTAGTTTGTCGTAGTTGATACCATCCAAATAAGGTTCTACATTGTCCGTGAGCTGAATTAATTCATGCTCCCCGAACTTTTTGATCATCGCGTCTGCCGTTGCATACATATCAAATCACCTTATGCCTGAGTACCAGTAGAACCCACAGCCATTTGCCATAAACCAAAACCAGCAACACCTCGTGCTTCCACACCGTAACGATATTTTTTACGCATGAAGACGCTGTCACTATTCATGTCGAATTGGGCAACAAAGTTTGGTTTTTTACGGGGTTGATAAACAATTGGTTTAACTGGACGTGATGCATCTAAAAGGTGCCATTCAGTTTTTGTTTCTAACCAAGGACATACCAAAACTTCAAATTCACCTTTATAAGGGTTTACCTTCCCATCTTCTAGGCGATCTGTAGTCATCAAGGCATTAGCAACTTCTCGTAATGCTGGAGGCACAACTAAAAGGTTTGCTTTTAAGTTGAGTGGCTTACCTTCTGAATCTTTTAGTTCTTGCATCATGGTCATTGCAGCACCAAGACTTGCTTGTGCAGCTGCCAGTGTAGATACACTTAATGCTTTGGTAAGTTTGTTTGAAAAGACTTTGGCATTTTTACCTTCACCGACTTTGTGATCAGTAGAATAAAAAGGCTTATCGTCATAACACTTTTCTTCAAAACCTTTTGTCAAAACAGTGAAGACAAGATCATCAGGCCATTCTTTAGCTGATTGACCAGCAGCTTGAGTTTCGATGGTGTACATACCCAAGTTATCGTCTTCAATATCATTACGATCTACTTCAACAGTAGCTTCATAATCTTCATTGACCAGAATATAGGCATGACCTGTTAATTTTTTAACTGCTTTATCACCAATCCACTTACGTAAAGCAGGAAAGCGATCCGTCCACGCATAAGTGTTAGATGCACCAGTACTTGGCACTTCCATTGCTACTTTTGCATAGTTACTAGGAGCCGCATCAAATGCATTTTTGAATACTAGTTTAAGGCTTGTACTCAAAGCATTCAGAATACGAGCACCATTTTGTTCAGTAATAACCATTAATTAAATCTCCACCCAAACGCAGTCAGTAAATTGCGTATCAAAACCCATAAATTTGCCAGCAACCGGAAGACCAGCACCTGTTGTTTTAGCGACGGTTTGGTTATCCTCTACAAAAACGTCTTCACCAAGTTCAGCCTGCGTAACGGCATCAGTTGTTGAATTGCGGAACAAGAATTGTTTTTTTCGACGCACACAGGCTTGAACGTCGCCAGATTCGCCATCAGTGTTATCTGCCGAGCTGTCCCAAACGCCCATAACCTTTTGAGTTGCTGCAATTGCAGCTGTTGAAGCAACAGCAAATCCCGTGTCATCAACCAATGCGAATGTCCCGACCAGAACCACTGCACCAGCTTTTAATGGGACAGGGATTAACTCACCGTCACGCATTTCAGTGACGATTCCATTTTGCATATATGTCATGGATTAGCTCCTAAATCTGCTGGGTTAAGCCCTAATTGGGTCGCAATGCTAGTGGCAATTTCATCTACAACAGGTTGTTGCTGATGGTTTGCTGCTAAATTCACTTGCTCAGTTTGACGTTGAGTTAAAGCTGCGATTTTTGGCAGGCTTTCAATATGAGCTTTGACAAAATCAGGGTTGTTTTTTGCCTGTCCCTTCACCCATTCAATGGTTGCTTGACCAGTTAAACGACCATCACTACATGCAGCCACAATCAAGTCATCAATTTCTTTTGCCTTTTGAGCCGCCTCAGCATTACCAGCGTTTGCGACAGCTTCTTGATAAACAGCCATCGGAACGAATTGAGTCATATCGACTTGATCTTGACTGTTTGCAGCCAGCTTAAGCTGATCAATTGCAGCTAAGGCATCAAAAAGGTGCTGACCATTTGCAGCTACAGCAACACCGGTTTTTTCTTTGATTTGCGCTGACAGCTTGTTAAGTTCTGCCAAAATTTCTTCTGCTGTTGCAGACAATGGCAGATTTAACATCCAGCGCAGTTGTTCTAATAACTCTTCCATTTCAGAATCCTGTGTGGAATTTTGGGTAAAGTAATCCTGTGCCAAGGCAGCAAGACGAGCCTCGGGCAGATTATCCAGATTAGGGGTGTTGGTTAATGCAACGCTATGAAGTCCAACGACTTCACCTGTTTTGGTATAAAAAAGAACGGGTGATAAATACTTATATTCTTCCTTCTCAATATGGCCTTTGGCCTTATCGAGCCATTTAAAATTAGTACTACATATGCCAACTCCCTTGATGTATGAAAAAGATGCTGCTTTTAACCATCCTGAAGCGGGAGCTGGTTCACCAGTTTCCTGTGCTTTTAATGTGGCATGTTCATAATCAATAACCATGTCCACCTTACGTTGATTTAATGCAGCAACAATCTGCTCACCACGTTCAGGTGTAAGTACCCAATGCGGTGCATCAAAAGGTCGTCCATCAACTCCATTGAATGTTCCTTCAGGAACAAGTACCAGATGAGTCGATGTGGCATTCAAGTCAATTGAGCATGAAGCGACAAGAATTGATTTAGGCATAACATCTACTTTTAAAAAGATGTTATGAGATTAAATTGAGGGGATAAAAAAGATCAGGCGGAAACACTTCCGCCCAGTTTATTTATTCTTATTCAAAGCTTCTATGCCAATAAAAATCTACGTCATCTAACACTGCATCTTCTGCCTCTTTTTGTAAGAATCCGTGCTCATCCATCGGCAAGAATGGTCGTGCCGGGAACTTGCTTCCCGGGTGATTGACCTGTTTAAACACCTT